TATGAGTACTTCTTTCCAGCGGGGGCGCCTATTAAACAACCAAAGCTAAAATCATCCCCGGCGGCCTTAAAGATAGTGGCGGGAGGAGCTTGTCCTGTTAAAAAAGCTATCCGTACACCAAGGCGAGAATTTGCCAATAATTCTGATACAACCGATAAGTAACGACGGGAATACCATGGTATGGCTATCTCAACAAAAGGAGTCTGATCAAGATTTTGGTAGTACTGGAAGCCGATATTCGAAGCAGAATCAGCAGGGGCAGTATTATCATAGTCGGCAGGTATATTTGTGGCCTGTAAGTTAATCGTATAAACAGCAATCACAGGGAGCGATGCTGCAGCAGATAGACGAGGGACCAACTTGAAACGAATGCTTCCGCGCCAAAACGCAAATAAGGAAGATATCGCCTCAAGCCGACTGAGGAAAGGGTCATCAACGGACCAAGCAAAGTATGCGGGATCAATTTGTATACTCTGGTTGGCAAGAAAAGTGTCATCCCATACAGGTGAAAACATTCGCGTTAAAGGTCTTAACGACGTAATTATTTCTCCTGTAGAATATGAGGCGATACCTTTCATATCGTTGGCAGTGGTTTTGAGCAACTTAGCACCACTGGGGCTAGTGTTTTTTGGCATATTTTGAGCTGGCGGAGCAGCACCACTCATACCGTACAAACGATCTTTTTGTGGAGTTATTCGACCAGCCAATTTTCTTTTCTGAGCAAGCGCGCGCCTTCGCGCTTCATATTCAAGGTCAAGGGACGGGTAGTAACGCACATACACTGAAGAATTAGGCACTGCAAAAGCAATATCTTCTCCTCCAGCTATGAACAAATTAACAGGTATACTACTAGGAACATTATCAGGATGAACTAATGCATTAATAACAACAAGGGCAACCATACCGGTTGAATTGTTAAGATTACATAATTCATTATAAGTAAAATTCGCACCAGTGGATGTTCGAGAAGCGACGTCGACATCCAACCAAGGGACCGCCATATTCCAAGGAACATTATAAACAGAATTGGTGGTATTTCTTACTTCTATCACCTGCTTTGATGCAGCTTCAATATCCACAAAAGCAAGAGAACCACCGACTGATGTGTATCCGGGAAGATACACAAGAGCGACTCTACCAGAATAAAACTGATTACACACAAACGTTAATTTGTACGCAATAGTTCCATGCCAGTAGTTAAACATACTAGCTACATAAGACAACTGCGTATGCCAAACAGATGTCGTGTCACGTGAACCACAAAAACCAGGAGCAACCGGCCAAGAACGTAGAACTGTTCCTGGAGGGGCTGTAGCTGGCCACACAAATTGTTCAATGAAATTAAATTGAGAAACAATATTTTTAATTTCCATCTCATCAACAGGTGTGCCAAATATATTAGGGTCTACAGAGAGACTATTAAAGTGGCTACCACCCAAAGTATTACTTTGGTCAGAGCCATCAAAATTAGTCCAATGTCTACCTGGTATTTGTATAAATGGACCAGTAGTAGAATTATTCGGAGGCTTAGAGAATCCTCCAAGAGCTAGGGTATTAGCTGCCTCTTCCATCCAATCCAATGCAGGACCTATAGTTTTACCTATACTTCCTCCTATTGAAGTGGCGGCCTTAGCAGCAGAAGTAGCTTTCTTAAACACACCAGATACTGAATTCGTTTTCGCAACTGCATCAGCTTCTGAACAAGCATAAAATTTGTTGTACGGACGATCACCATTACCAGCTTTAGTAAGGCTAGATTCAGTAATTGCACCATTGGATCGTGTTGCTGCGTATGCTACTGGAGGGAAAGGTGTTATATGTTGAGGAGTAGGAACACTCAACTCAACATTTTCACACCAGACCCACACAGCAACGTTGGCATCTGCCGAACCAGTAGTGCTATTAAGCTGGTTAAGAACATAAACATTAACAGCAGCCCAAGGACGGCTACCGTCATTTAACAAATCATACGCTTGATTTATATATATAAAAGGAACTTCGAGAGTGACAGTCGAGGCAGTTCCAAAATCCAAATAACAACATCTATAACCACTAATACTAGTTAAGCTTCCTAGATTAGCATTTATACCTGTCATACTTGGCATTGGTTCTGCCATTATTAACAATTGGCCTAAGCTAAATTTATTTGCATTGGGCGTAAATCTAAACTTAACTGTGGCCTTAAAGTAACGAAAATCAGCACATTTACAAGTCACCATCTCAGATGACAAAACAACATCAGGAACATTATAAGATGCTAACAATGTAAATGGCGTTTGTGTAGCAAGCACTTGGATCGTATCCACATTCCTTGGCCTATTCAAAAAATCAGTTATCGCATGATCGCGAGTCTCCTTATATGTTTGAATAGCGGGATGTGTAGGTTTATGTGCTTCTACAGGCATTTCAGATTGAGCGGACTCATCCTCAAAAGAAACAATCTGTTTTTCTTCTGAGTATTCTTCTTCTAATTCTCTTTTTTCCATAGCAATCGATACATAAAAGTTAGGGACCGATTAATCACCTAACAGTGTTTTGTGTATTTGGTAATAGTGTTGTTTAGGGAGAAACCCATCACCTAGCAATCTCCACCCGTGCTCGTAGAATAGATAACACACAATTCTATTCAAGGCACTGGCCCCTGGGTTTTTCGGGGACCGCTGAAACCTCTTATAGAGATTCAGAAGGAATTCCTTCTGAATCTCCATAGAGAATAACAGCTCTTTGCAAATTCTGGGGCAAATGCTTGATAAGCGGATATTTGCAACGCTTAGCAGCATCTAGAACAATCGGAACCCATTTCTCATAAATCGGTGTAGGGTGCACAGCAAGCTCTCTGACCACTTGCTCAACACCCATAGCCAAATCATGGGAAGTAATCCCAATCCATGTCCAATTTGGAGTGTCGAGGACAACCTCTAACTCCAATGGTCCAAAATAAACACTCCACTCAGGATCGTAGACGAAGTGCCTCTTGAGGAAAGTCGCATCTTTAATAGTAATAAATGTGTCGTTTATACCAGTCTTATCGCAACTAGTGTATTCCATACCAATATCAGCCGCCACTTCAGAAATCCAAAGCGGATTGAACCAACCAATTATGGTATCAGATACATTCATTATATTATCATCTCCAAACACAACCAATTTAACTTGAGCAGAAAAATCTCGAAATAATTTAATATGTTTCACATCCAAGATCTTAGCTCGCAATAATTGGTCCATTCGTAAATAATAACAATAACGAAAGAACAAACAACCATAAATACCATTAATAAATGCAGTTAACGCATTGCCACTAGGATTGGCCCCTAGTAAAATATAAAAATCACCTTTACAACAATAAGTTGCGGAAATAACCATGAAGAAAATAACTTCCCGGGCTAAATTGTCAGGATTATCTTTTCCATACCAGTCATTTATAATACCAATAATCTCATGTAAAATATAACGATTTAAGGATCCGTCATAATTTTTGAAATCACCAGCTATTATATGTTGACCTTTGGTTTGTAATAATCGAGCTAAATAATCCCACTCACGAGAGGTGGGGTTAATTCCAACAGCTTGTTCATTGTCTATTCTGTTATGCATCAGGTGACTTATAAAAGAACCAAAGAGCATTTTCATCACAACAGTCAAATGAGCTTGTGATCCAGAGAACAACCGTGTGCTACCCAATTTTACTTTTGCGATTGGGCGTTTTTCAACCTTCAAATGATTAACAAATACACAATCCTCACCAATACCTTTTCTGGCTTTTTCAAGTAAACGTAAGCAGGCCTCTTTGAACTCAGGGAGTACCCACTTGTCATCTAAATTTATCAAGCCAGTTTTACCAGTTCCGGGGAACCTCTTTTTATCGGACCAATAATAACCAGCAGACGTTTGAGCATCTAAACCAGAAATATAAACATCCTCAGTATCACCGAAAATTGCTTGCTCAAGTGTTAATGTAAGTTTAGGAACATACTTACGTGTAGCAACATTAATGGTCTTCTTATAATCCTCTACTGACCACTTCAAAACTTTCGCATCCACAGGATACACAGGATGCTCAAATTTAGTCAAGGCTTTCAATAAAGGATCAATCAAAACACCATCTTCCGTCATAAATGGTTTCAACTGCGCAGGAGCACGACACACGGGAAGGGGTTTATCAGGCAATTTCTGTATCGCAGAAGGAACTATATTATTCTTTGTTGCTAAATATACCTCCTCCTGCACACCAACATATGGTAAGTCAGCAAATTTAGGAACATCAACAACTGGAGCATTGTCAATTTGATAAGTACCTCGATAAGTGTAATTGCAAAGTCCCTCCAAAACAATCTCCTTTTCAAAATCTTTGAGAGCTAAGTCTGATTGCTCTTGAGTTATCATAGTGCATGCACCATAACCCTTATCGATAGTACCTGCAACAAAAGCACCGGCTATTCGAGCACCGTGAGCCAATGTTGAATCAACCACAAGTAACACACTTCCACAATCACCAAAGTTACCGCCATAAGGAACATACATAAATTTGGGCAAAACAGTGGTCTCTGTTGTCTGATCGTGGGTTTTATACTCATACTTTACCTCAGAGTAATGGACTTGAACTCCTTGCATCGAACGTATATGGGGATAATAACCTACTAATTTACCATTTTGCACTCTCTTTTCAATTACCAAAAGAACAGCATCAGAATTTTGTAATTTTAAAGTATCTTTCAACGGTAAAAACTTTTTCATAGGTCACGCATCCCAGGAACTTGATATTAGCAGGAACTTGGATAAAGGTCATGTCTTCAAGACGTTTTTGCTCTGCATCTTGTAAACGCGAAACTTTGCACTCATCAAACGGTATAATCATACCATCCCAATTTGCACCTTTATCAGGCCACTCAAAACGCAAATGTTTACCTCGTAAATCATGTGCCAAAATTGCATGATGCGTCAACCAAAAAGTACGTGTGTTCACCCAAAAAGTTGTTACTAATAGTGTATCGGTTTCATGAACCCAGACTTTACAAATTTGATTCAATATAATAGGAATTAAATCAAATACTGTTGTATCTGGTTTATCATTTTTATCTCTATACACCATAGCATACAAAGGATCCTCTTGTATTTGGGCACGCACTTTCATAATACCTTCACGAACTTCTTGGGCTCGACCCATCATGGGGCGCATAGGAGTTTTTGATATAACTGGATTATGAACACGAACATGATGTAATTTTGCATTTACTTGTGGGTTTGAACTCATGGGCTCCACAATTTCACGCCGTTGATCTTGGTACCAGCGAATGCCAGTTACAATAGCCGCTGTCGTTGCCATAACACCTAGTGTAGCTGATATAGCCGAAAATATGATCGGAAATTGACGATTATCTTTAAACAAATATTCTTTAACAAACTCCCATGAATTAGGACCATTATCATTTGGATACCTAATAAAAGACGCAAAAAACCGTATCGCATTTTTGTCAGCACCAATAGGTAAATTAAATATCCAGCCATTTTTACCCAAAGAACTTTCAGTAAGTACAGTATAAAAGATCGCGCGAACATTTTCAGGTACATTAGTTGTAACAAGATAATCGGAAAATTCACCTAAGGTCACAAAGTGTTGTTCTGCCCATGCAAATGGACAAGTTGTAAAGTAATCAATATCTTTGCGATGAACATTTTCTGCAAAGAAAGCTAGAGTATCTAATCCTAGTGCTGCATAATCCTCATTACCACAATGATCTTTAGTGGAATATTTATTTGTGCACACACATGAATGAGTTACTTTTTGAGAACACACTTTGAACTTATCTAAAACACGAACAGCAAAATTCGGGGGCATTTTCAATAT